TGTGCTGGTCTGTCGCACAACCGTAAAATGGCTGGCTTGGCACAAGGTAATCATCGACTTAGGGTCGCAGCCCCGCAGTTTCTTGGCGATTCCGGGTATCCCGGTAAAAATCGTTGAAAATCTGCAGTTTGCAATCAACAGCCGATGCGAAAGTGGCGGAATTGGTAGACGCACTGGATTTAGGTTCCAGCGGGTAACCCCCGTAAGGGTTCGAGTCCCTTCTTTCGCACCACCGGTTTTGAGATAAATCAGACAGTTAGGCTTTGTTGACTCGTCAATCATCTGATCCTTCCGTTTATCTCTGTCTCTCTATCATCAAATCGAAGCACTAGAACCGCTCTCGTCATCCTTGCGGAGTTTCGAGAGTGCCGAGGCCGCTGCGGATAGCTGACGGGTCTCCAGGTGCGTGTAGATGTCGGTCGTCTTAAGGTCACTGTGGCCGAGCCACTCCTTGACCACCTTGATGTCCACACCGGCCCGCAGGAGCCGACTGGCGCACGTATGGCGCAGCGAGTGGATCACGCAGTCCCGGTGCTTCACCCCGGCCTTCTCCTTGGCCCTGGTCCATATGTCCTGAGCGCGCCGCTTGTCCAGGTCAGCGAACGGGCCACCTGGAACCTGCTTGCACTTCTCAAACTCCTTGCGGCATTTTGGGGTCATTGGCACCGAGCGTGGCTTACCGGTCTTCAGCACCTCGGGGCGGAACAGCTCGATCATCCCTACGTCCGATCCCCTCGGCATCACCAGCTCCTCGTGTAACAGCCCCAGGGCTTCCCCTAGGCGCAACCCGGATTCCACCAGGACCACGAACAGTCGGTGATAGCGGTGGGCGTCCAGCTTGCGCGGAGGGCCTCCCTGTGGACCAGGGCGTTCATCGTCCAGGGTGAGGACGGCCTCGAAGATGGCCTTCTCGTCGGCAGGGGGCATGAAGTATTGCCGTCCGCCCCGCTCAGCCACCTCTTTGACCTTCGGGAACGAGCCGGGCACACCCTTCCAGTCCGTTTGTTCGAGCGCCACGTTGAACATACGGCGCAGGCAGGCGAGATGGCGATTGATCGTTGCACCGGCCAGTCCTGAGTCGGCCAGCTTCTCCGTGAGGTCTAGGACATGCCGGGACTGGATAGACGCGAGCGGTGTATCTGCGCCGAGGATCGCCTCAATCGCTCGACACTTCACCGCGTAGTCCTCGCGGGACTTCAGGGCACCCCAAATCGACCGGGACTTCAGGCAGACGTCAAAGGCTTGCTTGAGCGTCATGGCCTCGTCCGCACGAAGCGCGGCACGGGCCGATGGGCTGTCCTCGCCGCGCACCAGGGCGACCAGGGCGGCTTTCGAGATGCCCGGGTTGGCGGTCATCGCCGCGACCACGGCGTTCTCTTTGCTCTGAGCGAGGCCGAGGTTGCGGGTGCCGGTGGAAAGAACCTCACGGCGACCGCCGACCTGGACGCGCATCATGTAGTACCGACGATCAGGTGAGCCGGGTTTGACTGTTCCCTTCAGCTTGAGAGGCATGGTGTATCTCCAGAAACGAAAAAACCCGCCACATGGGCGGGTTCGGTAAGCGAACGTAGGGCGCTCCCTACTGCTTCATTGCATCCCTCAGAAGTCGATTCATCGTCCGCGCAAGGTCATTGGCGAACGCTTTGCCTTCGTCGGTCAGCTCGACCACGTTGAGGCGGTTATCGGTTTCGAGGGGAGAGAGTTTGACTACGGGGCGCAGCGGGGATTGAACCACCCCCTGCCGCTGTCCACGTAGGTATCGGAGCTGGCGAGAGAGAACTGCGGGATCTTCTGATCCCACCACCTCACCGATCTCGGGTTGAGTGACTCCGGGGTTTTCGATCACGGCTAGCAATGTCGATAGGTTCGACACTGTGAACTGAGGGTTTGCCTGAAGCTCCGTCTTGGCTTGCTTCAGAACCACCCGCAGTATGTGTGCCGCTTGCTTGGCGGTCAGGATGGTCATCGTAAATCCTTGCGGGCTTATTCCGTTGCCCCCATGATATGTAAAGCTTGGCGAGTCCACAAGCAATTATGGCGCTCGTCACGCTGCTGCGATACACCCAAAACTGGCCTCTCCTGAAGTCTTCGATGTGGCCTAAAGATATGCGGGGTAGAAGCATTGCCAGATGTATCACGTGATGAATCATGCCCTGTTCCTGTTCTTTGATTGGTTTTGATTTAGGTATTAAAGACAGCATTGAAAACGTTTATCAAGGCTTGAAAAACTCACAGTTCGTCCGTGAGCATGTGCCTGTGGGCGCAAGTTCTTGATAGTGCTTCCGTTACGGAATCGGATGAACTTGCGTCTAGTTCAGCGTTCAGTCGGTCCCACAGTGACACCGGGTAACTCATCCGCTCCCCCGTGCCGCGTCGATCAGAAACAGCATCCACCCAACGGTGAAAAAGAAAGCTGCCACGTGTGTCAGAACTTGGGACTGGAGTGCTGTAGCTAGGAGACCTAGGGACATCACGAAGATGGCGTAGACAATCACGGCCTTATAAGACCGCGCAAAGTAGGGCATTGAACCTCCTGCGTTATCATGTGACGCCCGTGGAGTCAGGCACCGGAACATCCCGCGTGTGCGGCGACCGATGAAGCGGGCACCATTCGATGAAAAAAGTTAAAGATTCAAGCGTTACGTGGACGCGCTACTCGACTCACACCGGCCAGGAATACGGCCCGAGTTACGCGCGGGATGCCACTGGTTCAATCGTTGGCAGCGTGTCGCAATGCGTGGGCGATAAAAGCCACATATGGATTTCCAACGTAAACCCTCAGCCCGGCATGGGCGGATTCAAGCGGTCTTGCCACGCGCCATCCGAGGAGCGCGCGAGGTATTACGTCGAGTGCTGGGCCAAGTACCATCAGAAGGCAGCAGTCCATAACGAAGGGTGACAGCGATGTGTTACTCGGCTCAGGTTTGGGCGGACTACCACCTATTCAGGAGGAAGTTCGGCTCCGATATCTCGATCACGGACTTCTACGAGGAGTTCTACAAGCGCAAGCGCCAGGGCAATTTGTTCCCGAAGGCGGCCGACATGGCGTTTGCGAATCCAAAGAACGACGAGGAACGCTGGATCAAGGCATTGATTGATGACCTCAACGCCCAAGCGGCCCACAAACAAGAGACAGAGCTATTTGAGCAGCGCACCCGATTGAACGAAGCGGAGCGCAAGCTAGAAAAGAAGATCACAAAGACAGCCACCGAAAGTAAGCGCATCGCTACCAACAGAATCGACCGCGCACTTGCGAAGCTCGATGATCTCAAGCGCAAAGAGCTGAAGCCTCGTGACACACGCATCTTTCCCGACTGGTACGCGCCGGTTCTGTTTGTGGAGGACGGCAAGCTCAAGCTGCTGCCCATGCGTTACCACTGCCGCCCAGCAGGGATGCCGAAGTCAATCGATCGCACGAAAGACGGCAAGGTCAGCGGCACGTACAACGCGCGCCGCGATAATCTCGAAAGGTTCTGGCGTAAACAGTTCGGTTACACACACGGTATTGCCGTGGTGTCGTCGTTTTATGAGAACGTGTCCCGGCACATGAACGAGGGCAGGGAACTCAAACCGGGCGAGAAGGAGGAGAACCTCGTCCTCCACTTCAATCCCCAGCCGCCGCATGACATGTTCGTGGCGTGCCTATGGTCCTATTGGAAGGAAGGGGACGAAGACCTTTATTCGTTCGCGGCTATCACCGACGAGCCGCCGCCTGAGATTGCAGCGGCGGGGCATGATCGATGCATTATCCCGATCAAGGAGGAGAACATAGACGCGTGGCTCCGTCCTGATCCGAAGAACGTAGACGCCATGTACGCGATCCTTGATGACCGCGACAGGCCGTTCTACGAGTACGAGATGGCTGCATAATAAATCGAAGGACAGGGGAGCTATATGGGGTTCGTAGAGTCAGTAGTTGAGCTTGTGGGCAAATCGATTAGATGGACGGTATCAGTTTTCATAGCGACACTGATCCTTCTCCTCCTGCCGCGCGTGACATCTGGCCATTTCAATCCGCTCCCCGAGAGCGTAGTGGGATACGTCTTTGCTGTTTGCGTCTTGTGCGGGACGTATATTCTGGTTTGCTTCGTCGTGTTTCTTTCTACGAAGGCACCCGAGGGGTTCAAGGGTGTGCGTCAGATCATTGCTCGTCGCCATTTGAGCGATTTAGAGATCCAAACGCTCTCGTTTCTCGGTAAGAAGCCGACTGAAGTCCAAATGGTGGATGAGCTGACTCATCAGACTGCTTCAAAACTCCAAATCGTCCATGCTTGCACTTTACTGACGGACAAGGGCTATGCCCATTACGACAAGTTTTACGGCTACATCGGTCTGACTGATGCCGGTCGTGCGCTCTTGGTCAAGAAGCTGCATGGAAAGAAGTAGACCCTGAGTTAGCTCCAAAACGCGTACACGGTGCCTTCGTAGCTCACGAATCCAACCTCTCCGCCGTACTTCAAGTCGCGTAGGTACGCCTCATAGTTGAAGTAATTCCGCAGGTTCTCTGGCATCTCACTAAGGACGCCCATCTCGTCCACGAAGTTTTCGACCCACTCCAGTTCGCTATCCGCCGAACCGGCCTGCTTGTCGTTGAAGTCGTCCTCTGTCGCGTAATGAGTGCCGACATGTTCCACGTAGGCGAGCCATGCTTCCCCGTGGTCACCGATGCGCTCGGCCATCTCGGCCACATCGGATAGGGAAGGGTTCTCGCCCAAATTCGGGAAGTCGTCGTAATCGTGAATCGACCACTCCTCCGCGCTAGGGATGGTGCCGTACCCATTGCACGGCTTGCACCGTTGGCTGTCCCGCTCATGCTCGCAATCAGGGCACGACACACGGACGTTGGGATGCTTGGACGTTCGCAACATCGCGTTGATCTCGTCCTGAATCTCGCCCTCGTCCTTCCCGTCCAGGTCGATCCACACCCCGAGAAGGTGACCGGCGTTGTAGTCGCTGAGGCTCGCAAAGTAAGCGCGCATGGTCACGCCTCCGCGCCGTCGCGTTGCGGCCTCGCCTTGTTTACGTCCGCCAGTTCCCGCTCTAGCGACTCCCTGCGGCGGTCGATGGTGCAAATCAGGGCATCCCGCAGAGCGTCCCGTACAGGAGAAAAGAACTCAGCGGGAATTGAAACGCGACCCATGTGCTGCGGCCTACCTTCCGTATAGCTGAGAACGGCTACATCCACGGCGGAAGCGAACAGCTTCTCTAAGTCGAGCGCGTCGATCTGCTTAAGCGCGATCAGCAGCGTTTCCGTTGTCTCGGTCGGTTTCATCGTTGGCCCTCCAATGGGCAATAAAAAACCCGGCGCTGTGGCCGGGTGTAAGCTTTCGTCCTATGTGGACGTGTATTCGCTGCGGTACTGCGCTGTCAGTTGAAGACGCGCCGCCGAACGTCGATGACTTCGGGGTTCACTTCATGTGCCCCGTATGTGGCCGTAGGAACCGCCTAAAGAACATCGGCAGGGAAGGGATTGAGGATGACATCGTGCTGATGCAGATTGATGATCCCGACCCCAAGTAACTCCACAGGTGCCCGCTGATATCGAACGGGCACCGATTGAGCGACCAGTTTTAGGACAACAAAAACCCGGCTTGTGGCCGGGTTCGGTTAGCGTTCGGTTTGTTCGGTCGTTATCGGTGCTGGAGATACGTATGGACACCCAGAACGATAAAGCCGATAGCTACAAGCGCCGTGAAGGTGTATGCGCGAAGGCGCTGCATGCGGCTCAAATGTTGGGCTGCTTTCTGTCCCATTTTTCAGTTCCTCAGCTCATCGGCGTGTGCGACCAATGTTAGCACCGCAACCTCCCGCTCACCACGCAGGCGCGGCCCGAAGTGCACAGATACGCCCGAGTACCCAGTTCACGGCGCGCAAGGCTTCATAGGCATCGCTGGCGGCCACATACGTAAATTCCTCTGTGCCGTCCTCTCGCGCAAACTCCACCCGGAAAGTCATGCGACGGCCCTCCGCATTGCTATAGACCAACCCGCAGGGACATCCTCGCGAGGCCCGATGTACGCCATGCGTTCCACTGCGGAACCGATGAGTCTTACCAGTCGAAAACGATAGATTTTCATGTCAGCCCCCGATCCCCAGGGCGCGGCACACCACGTTGCCCAGGCCAGCGCCGCATACAACGCAGGCCACCAAAACCATCAGCATTCCGCCCATGTCCTTACTCCGTCTTCTGAAATCAAAAGGGCACCCGTTAGGTGCCCTGTGTCGTCTTCTGCCGTGTTTTGAAACTGCTTCGCTTGTCCAATGCATAACTCCCTCTCCTCGTTACCGGGTGTCCCCCCGGCTTGATGTGCTTCCTGCGATGCCCTCTGAGACTCCAAAGGACATCGAGGGAAGCACTGCGCTAATACTGGCATCCGTAAGATAATCAAAACGAAGCAAGTAATAGAGTGCAGTACAACCTCGCAGCGGTATCACCCCGCTGCATGGTTACCGGCTAGAAGGGAACAGAGAGGCCCTACCTCGTCTGCTGAACCCGCATCGCTCACGCTACGCGGCTCTACACCCTTGCTACCGTACTCGTTTACCAGTGGCGTAACCCACTGCCAGCACCTCCGCTGGCTGTTACCCTTGCGGGAACCGTTGGGCCGTGGCCCGTGTTACTTGCAACCTATACTAGCATCGCATCAATCATTGTCAAGTCATCAAGCATCAGTGCGAGCGATTGCCGGTAGGCAGCGAGGCAACTCCTCGCGTTCGCCGGTTGGTTTCGTTGGGGGCGGCGTGGCTAGTCCCTTCGTTCCCTTCCGGCTCCACGTTAACCCTTTGGGCGGCCCGTGGTTGCCTAGTGGTCCATCATCGCGCTGCCTGGAGACCAGGGAGCCAGTCGGCGGCGGTCCGTGCCGTGACTTGCAAACAGATTAACATGGCTTTGATGCTTGTCAAGTCATCAAGCAATAATCGGGAGCATCCAGTGGTGGACTGTGGGCATCGTCAGGTGTCCGGCTGGGTTCGGTGCGTGATGGATGAAAACGAAAACTACAGATGCGGACAGACACGGACGGAAACAAACGAACGAACAGGGCCGAATGTTGGCCGCGTGCGTCCTTTGGGCGTGCATAGATGCCGCATCGGATATGAGAACCGGCGCGGTAGGGCTGGAATCAGTGACTTAGCTTCTCAGGTGCCGCCGTGGGTGCCTTGAGGGCTGGGCGGATGAAGGAATCGGGCGCACGCGTGCGCGCGTAGGAGGGCCTGCGGGGGTAGGTGCGCGCTTGCTCTCCGTCAGATACCCCAACGGAAATTTGCGGTGAACATTGCGGGCCTCAAGGTCACCTCAAGGTTACCTCATGGATACCTTCGTTACGCCAGTGGCAGTTGTATAAGTTGACGAGACTCTTGACAAGAGCGTCAATGTGGATCGAAATGGGCATCATGACAGTCACGTATAAATCCCCAAAAGTCACCTTAGGCACGCCTGACGATGTCGCCTATTGGACGAAAAAGTTGGACATGCCACTGGCTGAGCTTCAGGAAGCCATACGGATCGTCGGAGATCACGTATCCGACGTAGCGAGGTTCAAGGAGCGGGGCAGTGTCTCCGTGGTGACCTTCTTATCGCAATGCCGTGAGCGCATCGACTTCATAGAACATCAGATTGATGAGCTTGAAGAGGAGCGGGAGAAGTTAGTTGAATTGTTGAGTACTTATTCGGAGCTGTACAAAACCAGCAGCAATCCATTCTTGAGTCCGCCGCCTGCTCATTTGAAGGGGTTTAAAAGCGGAGTAATCGTAGAGCCTGCATTCGCTGTACCCAATCCAGCACCAGACGCGGCACAATTTGAGCCTGTTAGTCCGCCGGTGCGGAGGGTACCTGATGCGTCTCGTATACCGCCGCCTGCGCCGCTTCGCATAGCACAACCAACGCCGCCGCCTGCTCCTATGCAGCATCCGTTGCACCATCCAGTGACTGTGGTACACAAGCTGTTAAAAGATGGAAAGCGCAGGCACATCCGCGAGCTACTGAACTATCTGGAACTTCGCGGGCTTAAGCTAAATAGCAGTAATCCAGCAGGCCTGCTTAGTTCGCTGCTTAGCAAGGATGACCGCTTCGATGCCAGTCGCAAGGATGGGTGGGGTCTTAAAGACACTGAGGAATGAAAAACCCGGCACCGCTCGTAACGGTGTCGGGTTCGTTTTCATCGCGCTTGGCACGGCGCACCCACTGCGGAGGGATCGTTCCGCGAAGGAGGGCATAGATAATGGCTAGCACCCACGCGACCTCATCATAAATGGTGAGTGACGAAGGGCTGGACTCATCATCTGGCCCTATCGTCCCATTCGGGCGGCGATTTGTCCAACAGAGACGGACAGTTACTGCCTTTTGCATGACTCAGTTGGCAGGATTGCCGAAGCAATTGTAGGCGATACCGTTAGCATATCAGCGGCCAGTATGTTGCCGTCGAAGGCAACAGTGGTCACCTCAGGGTTGCGCGATATGCGGCCACGTCAGCATCGAGCTGCACGACATCATCGCGGTACTCGCGGATGACATCCGGGAGGCGATTCTTGCAGATGTCCCACACGGCGATCACCGGCAGCACAATGTATTTGAACGACACCCACGCCCACTTGTGAGTGCAGATGAAATTAACGAATGGTGTCTTCTTGAGGCTCATGGGGTATTCCAAAGTTTGATTTCCGCCTCGCGGCGGTTGACGAGGCCAGCGTTCACACGCAGCTGTCCGCTGACGGTTTCTTTGTTCCAACGGCGGAGCTGAGTCGGGACCGATGCGTAGTCGCCTTCATTCAACAGGCGAAGCAAGGTCGATGCGCGGAGCTTCGTTTCGCCTTCGTTGAACACGAAGGAGATCAAAGCGAATCGCTGGTTGTCGGTGAGCTTCACCTTGACCAGCCTACGTACCGCATCTTCGGCAGCGGCAGCGTCGTGTGCCAGCAGGAGTCGAGAGGTTTCTTTGGTGATCGTCAGGCCCGCATGTAACTCTGCGCCTGTGTGTCCGACACCGATGGTCCATGTGCCGTTTGTGTCGCGGTACGCGACTAGCCGCTCGCCTTCGACGGTCACGAGGAACGTCTCCAGACGAGGATCGAGTTGGTAAGCTATGGGAACTCCAAGGGGAAGTAGGGGACGGAAAATGTGGCCGTTTAAGAAAACCCAGCGCATGTCCGTAGATGAGCGAGCCGGATTGGCCGCGACGTTCTTGCTTGATTCCCTGCACGGGATCACAGCTGCAGTGGTGGGCGCGGCCATTGGGGAGGGTTGGGAGGAACAGCAGGACGACGCGTTTATGGTTACCGCGTTTGAGCTGCTCATCTTCCAGCTTCACTTGGCGGATCGGCTGACCCGCGTGAAAGCTGTGGGGAAGAACGGCGGCGCGGAGTTGATGGATGCCTTGCTGCCCATCGTCAGGGATCATGCACCGGAATTTATGCGTGCCGATTTTCAAGAGCAGTACAACATTCGGCAGCTTTTTTACGGGCAGTGCAAGGCGTTCACTCCCGCCGAAGGTCAACCGGCTTCAGGAACTCTATTTTGGGAATTTGCCAAGATAGTTCTTACAGCCACAGAACAGGCACAGGAAATAACGAAGATGCTTGGAATCACCGCGATGTGTGGGGACATGCTCCGAGGCATCGACAATTCCTTCGAGCAACTTGGCGTCTACCGCTAGTAATTGTCGTAGAAGTTCAGCCGAGGACTTGAGTACCCCAGGACTGCTTCCTCGAACTTGCGGTACTCCTCCTCCATTAGTTCCTCCATGCGTCGATCTTCCTCGCGCGTGACATCTCGACTGAGCCATTCGGTCCAGTAGCGGATTGCCATTGCGAGCGCGTCCAGGCGGTCATCGTGTCGTAGCGATCCTCGATCACGTGTAATGCGCGTGAGCTGGTGAAACAACTGGAACCTCGGTTCGTCCTTCTGATCGGAACGAAGTAACGCAGCGTCCACGACAAGGCGGTGCTGATTCAACACAGGCTCCAGGGTATCGATGATCCGACGTTCCTTCTGGCCGGTGCTGCGAACTTCCTCGACGGTGCAGGGATAGATACGGCGAAGCACAGGCTCCAACAACGTGTTGAACATGCCGTCACCGAAGTTGGATTCGACGAGGATCGTCTTGACCTTCTCGGCACGTGCAATGTGTGCGATGGTTTCCAGTGACGTCTCGGAGTACCCGCCAGGGATTCCACCGGCACGACGTAGGTACACCATGCCGCGCAACATCTTCGTCACTGTGTAACCAGTCTCGTCACCACCTCGGCCCGAAGGGTCGATAGTCATGAGAGCGCCAGTGAACTCCTCCATGTCCTTTGAGACGTACATAGGACGATGCAGGCGGTCGCCGGTGAATCCGACAGCGGGTATGTCGTTGACAACTTGGTCGGGCGCCGAGGCCCACACGATGCGAATGGGCGCTACTTCACGATCAATGTCGAACACGATGAGGTCAGAGAGCTTGAGCGGGTAACGCTCGCTGTCCGACAACGTAGTGTCGAGCATGAACTGAAGCATGAAGCCTGAGCGTCCATAAGACGCCTCACGTTCCAGCAAATCTTCCTCATGGAATCGAGTGGGTTCCACAGGTGACCACGGGAGACCGCGCTTCTCCTCGAATGCTTCCGCAATGAAAGGAGCTAGGCGACCAGCGTATTGCTGATAGTGCTTCTGATCTTTCGGATACCGTGCAGGCCACACACGGATTTCATAGCCGCGCTCAGGGAGTCGGTTGTAGATGGACTCCTCAGTCTGCGGCGTGCCTAGGTAGATGATCTCGGACGTCGGCAGTGGCTTAAGGATCGCGTCAAACTCTTTGATTAGTTCCGACAGCTTCTCGCGCTGTGCCACGGTGGCAGAGTTCTTCACCACCTCAACGTCGTCCGCAATGATCGTGTCAGCACGGGAGCCGGTGAGCTGACCGGTGATACCAACGGACTTCACTGAAGGCGATTGGTCGGGCAGGGCAGGGCCAACATCGAATGCGAGGTTGGAGTCACGCTGGTCACCACGGGGTTTCAAGTGTGCCAGCTCGGGAACCGTCTCGATCAATCGCTTGACGAAGATGGAGAACGCATCCGCGCGATCCTTCGACGCAGATACGACGAGAATCTTGTGCTGTGGGTTCTTCCACAGAAGCCAGCAGACATACGCGGCAGTAAGCCACGACTTACCGATACCGCGGAAAGCTTCGATCACCCGGCGACGCGGGCCGTGTTGCAGGTACGAACCGATGTCGTACTGAACGGGCGTAGGGGCGGGGAGATTGAGGTGCTTCCATATTTGGAAGACGAAGTTTCGGAAGTCGAGGAAGGGATGTTGCTGGTCAGGAGGCAATCAAAATGGATACCTTATGGGCGTCTTTATTAGGAACAGGGCGATGACGAAGCAAACACCCGACTCGGCAGCGGGTCAAAATGGAGTAGACAAAAGGACTTCCGGCCGCACAGGAAACAGCGGCTGGGCCTCCTCCAAGTTTTATCTCGCAGCGATCACCGCTGCGATTGGCGGCGCTACTTACTTGATTCAGCACAGTCAAGTGCAAGGTCGTCTAGACGACGCCAATGCGCAGCTAAAGACTTGGCGCGATAACGCTGGGAAGTACGAGGCTCAGGTGTCAGCTCTCATGGGAGAGAACGCAGCGTTGAAGTCGCAGGCCGCAGACGCTGCCACTTGCCATGCACGATTGAATCCTTATCTCCAGAACGATCCTATACTTGCGAAAATTAGAGATATCGAGCAACGGAAGGCTCATCTCGACTCCGACATTATTCAAGGTGCTGTCACTGATGGCGGTAATTGGGAGAGGGCAGATGTTTCACAAGTCGCCTACATGCGAATTGAAAGCCAGAACTATGAGGACGAGTTAACCGGGCTTGCAAAATCCCTGCAATGCACTACGAAATAACTAAACTTTCAATTTAGCTCTGTCGGATCGAACGGAAATTGCTGGAGCTTTCCTGCAAGAGTGCCGAGTGGACCATCTGGGGTGGGCATTGCTTCAATTCCGTTGTCCTTGACGAATTGACGTGCGACGTTCAACAGCGCAGCGAGACCCTTCTCACCGGCATCCATCTTCTCGATAGCGTCGGTGAGTTTTGTAGCGATTGCCGAATGCAGGGTCTCCAGCGATTCCTTACTTGCGGCCATTACTTCGCAAGGAACTTCTGGAACAGCCGCTCCAGGGCAGATGTGCCCAGGGATGCGATGACACACGCGAGGCCAACAGAGGCCGTGAAGGTCAACTCAGGGAAGATCAGTGTGGACGCTGCGGCACAGAGGCCGAGTGCGCCCGAGAGGATTGCACGGGATACGGCGACACGCGCCGTGATCTTATCGCCCGATGCGAGGAGCTGACCGATGCCGATAAAAGCACCGATCAGCCCAAGCGTGGCGAGCAGCTTGGTATCTTGGTTCATTGAAGTTCGTTAGGTTGTCTTGATGATTAGCTTTCATCCGCCGTTGCGGGTGGGTGCTTCAGAGCATCAGCAGGAGGCTCCACGCCTACTGTGTCGATCTCGTGCCTGTCGCCGTCAGCGGTCCAGTACACGTAGCCGCGATAGTCGGCCACTAGAGACCATGTGCCGATTTCGTCATTGAACTGCGGAAGCTGATGTTCCTCTGTGATTAGCGGAGGGCGTACAGTTGTCATCGTGTCGGGCAGCGACACCCCGGCAGCGAGTCGCGGGAGATATGCACCGTCTGCTTTGTTGTAAACCGATAGGCGGCTGAAGTCAGGACCTTCGACCCATGCGCCCGCGAGTGCATCCCAAACAGTCATTTTGGGTTCCATAGCGTCGTACTGAGGCGGCACGAGGTTAGTCAAGCCTGCAGGTATTCTGTCGCCCAGCTTGAGGGTGTTCGGAACCGGCCATACGGTATTGGTGTCGTAAAGCATGATGCGACGGTAGTCGTTCACCAGTTCCCATCCACTTCCGTCATCCTTGAACCGGAACGCCCGGAACTGTTTCGCAGTTCCTTCAGTTGCGATGTCGGTTACCCACATCGGTAGGTTGTAAGTTCCATCTTCGTTCCCGTAAAGCATCACGATGCCTAGGTATTCGCGGTCGATGTTGCTGTATTGATAGCCTAGTTTTTGTGGTTGAGGCATGTAATGAATCCTTAGTAGGCGATGTAATGGAACATGAAAGTACCGGCCGCGATGTTCGCGCTTCCGCCTGCCGCGTCGATGGTCAAGTTATGCGTATGACCGCCTGCGTTTGAGATGGCGATACCGTGCGTGTGATCGGGCGCTGCGTTGATAGTGATTGTGTGCTGGTGCGGGCCTGAGCCGTTCATGCCAATGTTGTGGCCGTGATTGCCCTGCCAATCAGTGTTGAAGTTGTGGGCGTGATTACCAACACCGTCAGTCCCAAGTCGATCCTGCGACAAGTAGGACGTAGCACCGCTACCGTAGTTGTAGAGGATGTTGTTTGAGTAACCCTTCGACACCGTGCCACTTGCTTGCGTGTGCGCGTGACCGCCTTGGCCGTCAGTGCCGCCGCTGTGTGCGTGGTTACCCTGCGCATCCGTCCACGTATAGTGGGTGTGATCGCCTGCGGCCGATTCGCTAGCGCCGTGGGCATGACCACCACCTGCCGAAAGCGTTGGCGTATGCGTGTGATCGCCAACCGAACTGATCCCGCCAGTATGCGAGTGCGACAGCAGGGAACCCGCGTGGTACGTGCCGACCTTGTTGGGGTCAACCGTCGCCTTGATGACGGTGCCTTCGCCCAACGCAGGAACGTTGAACGTCGTACTGCCGTCCCCTGCGCCATAGAGCGTTCCGATTGCGGCGAACAAAGCCGCGTACTGCGTGCGTGAATATGCTGTGCCATCACAGAGCATCGTGCGCGGAGGTGCGGTCTTCGATGCACTCACGACGATCTGGCCGGGGAAGTAGCGGGCCGTCACGTCCAGCTTGGTAGCCAGGATCGCCAATAGGTCCGGCGCATTCATGCGGGACACTTCTGACCAGTGGAACGCCGAGAACAAACCCGGAGCAACCTCGACGTTCATCGGTGCGTTGGCGAACTGATCTGCGAGTTCTGCCGATGCAGCAGCGTGAGCTTCAGACGTCGCAGCTGCGGTCTTGGAAGAGCCAGCGTTCAACTCATGCGTCAGCGCAGTGGCAGCAGAGTTGGCAGCAGAGTTGGCAGCAGCTTGGTTGGATGCGTCCGCTTGGGACGCCAATAGTGCAGCGTTGGATTCCGAAGTAGCAGCCGATGTCTGCGAGGCAGCGGCGGCGTCTTCATGTTCTTTCGCAGTATCAGCGAATGCAGAAGCGGAGTCGGCGGATGCAGCAGCGGCATCCTGTGACCTACTGGCGTCACTCGCGCTCATCGCTGCTGCCGAGGCGGATGCCTGTGCGCCTGCTACGGCACCAGTGGCTTGATCGGTCAGCAATGTGACGAGCTTCTGTAGAGCGGGGAAGGTGGGCAGGGAGACGATTGCTCCCGTGCCGTCTTCCATGTCCACCGTGCCGCTTGGCTTGGTGAGCAGGTCACGCAGTTGGTTCTTGTATTGATTCCACTTGTCCACGAGTGCGGACAGGCGAGCGGCCAACGTCGCATTACTGACGTAGCCGGGGTTATCATTGGTGGCTATGGTTACCTCACGCCGAACATTAATCCGGTGACGCTATGAAGGTGAGCATTGCTGCTTTGACCGCCGGGGAGGCGGATGCGGTACTGCTGCGCACCTGTAGTTGGGTTGTCGATGTAGTTCACGGCCATGCTGAGAATGCCGCCGCCGCTAATGGCGTACCAAACGCGACGAAGCTCAGTCCATGTGCCACCGTCGAGTCGATCAATGCACATATAAAAGCCAGCAACGCTACCTGCTGCGTCGTTCTCCATTAGGCATTCGAGCAACAACACGGGACGGTGGACTTCACCTAGGCGCACCGGGGCGTTCAAAGTGAATCCTGCGGTAGCACCGCCGCCACTCGCGTAGATCGCAAGGCCACCGATGTTCACCGGGGCGATTGCCTGGAACTGATCGGTCACGTTGCCAGCAGTGATGGTCCCGGCGAATCGAGCGTTACCGCCTCGGTCAACAGCGAATACCGCGTTGTTCCAGTTCTTCACACCGGCCCCGATCCACATTGGGTAGGGATCGCCAGGGTTGTTTGTCATCTCCACGCGGAACTCCTGTGGATTGATGATGTTGCCATTGCCGTCGAGCTGGAACGTGCGGAATGTACCGCCGTTCACTTCACCCATGTTGGCCGACAGTGCGGACAGCGAATTGACGCGCATCTTGTCGGCAGTGACCGAGCCGTCAACGATAAGCTGACCAGTGATGCCCACGGTGGACACTCCGCCCACAGTACCGACGACGAAGGGGTACTTCATCTGCTGCACACCGCCGTTGCTGGTGTACGTCGGAGAGACGATGCCGAATCGGTCTGCCATCACAATGAAGTTCGAGCCGGTCTTTGAATCGACACCCAGGCCGATACCTGCGATCACCGGAGTGCCGTTGATTGCACCGCCATTGATTCGCACGGTCCAGTTGGCAGACCACTCGGGAGAACTGCTGGGATCGCCACTGCCTTTCACCAGGGCCTCAAAGCGTTGCGATAGGTTCGCAAAGGAGCCATTTGAGAATGCTTCGACCTGAGTCTGCGCAATGATCTGTGCCTGATCCTTGGTCGTGTACGTGGTCGCCAGGGTCTGATAGATCGCCTTGTTGGCGGTATCGAAGTCAGAGCGCACCGTAGTGATCGCGGATGCACGTGCTTCATTCTCAGTCGCTACGGCCTGTTCGACCGTCGTGATGTGAGACTCGGCGACACCGATTGCAGCATTGAGCTGCGTGGCGAGCGTCGCGCGCGCTTCGCTCTCAGTTGCCAATGCCTGACGCACTTCGAGAACCTGCGCCGCCGTGTCGTCGAACTTGGCGAACAGCTCAGTGACTTGTTCGACCAGCGAGGTCTTATCATCCTGGATGATTCTGAGGGTTGTTTCAGCGAAGGCGAGGCGTCCGTCGAGTTGCCTGCGAGCGTCAAACATCTGATCGCTTCGCAGTAACTCATCCATCATGGTCTCTGCTGAGTCGTCAATATCATCGAGCTTGCTGACAAGCAGGCCCATCACGGGCGACTGCATGAGCTGATCGATGATCTCTTGAATAGGTAGTGACGGATTGCCGCCACCAGGATTCGGCCAGCCTGAGCCGCCTCCAGGGAGGCCGCCACCGCCATAGCTGCCGAAGTCGATCTGCTCCTGCATGACAAACAGAAGTTGCCGCGAGAGCATGTTGAGTTCCGCAGCGGGAAGCATCGTGCCTTCTTGGATATGCACGAGGCTGTCATCACGCGGAGTGAAACGACGGATAGTCACGAGGATGCCGACCGGAGCCGATCCGCTCAGGCGAACCGTCGTCGGATTGATCCAGTTGAAGGATTGCTCGACAGCATCCCCCGTATCCCCTGCGAACACGCGGATGTCATCCGTGTGCAAGTAGGGGAACGGGATGGTGTAGTCGGCGACATCCTCCGCCAAGTACATGACGAAGGAGTAGCCGCGTGCCAGTTGCGCCATTACATCTCCGTAGGTGCTTGATTTAATGGGGTGAAAAATGCGACCAGAAAGGACAGAAGCCTATCGGTCGAGTTAAAATGTCGCTGAGCGCAACTTTGCTGCGCAGGATTGAAAGCAATGGATAAGAGAAAACTTACCGCGCCCGATGAGCACCCGAGTGCAGGTGACGTCGCTGTGGCAGTTCTGCGAGGAGCTGTTGGGGCACTTCCTGCTGGTTCGACGCTAGTTGAATTGTTCAACTTGGTCGTGCAATCACCGTTAGATAAGCGTCGCAACGCATGGATGGAAGTGGTTGCAGAACGCCTTGAGGAACTCGCGCATCAGGGTGTTGATGTCGAAGCACTCAAGGAAGATGAGGAGTTCATATCTGCCGTAATGACCTCCACCATCATTGCCGTTCGCACGCACAAGGCGGAAAAACTTGAGGCTCTCCGCAACGCGGTCTTTAACGTTGTAGGGCCTCAAGCGCCGGACGAGGCAAAGCAATCAATCTTTTTCGACTTGATCGATTCGTTATCAGTGCTACACATTCAAGTACTGAAGTTCGCGAAAGCACCCTTGGTGCCAGGGCACTTTTTCATGGGCGGTCTAATGGGTCACCTACAAAACGCATTCCCTGAGCTACGGGAACAAGACATGCTAGCTCGATACATTTGGCAGGATTTGTTCAACCGGTTGTTGGTCAACATTTCGGTGGATGGGCTACTCAGTTCCATGACAGCACAGGGACTGCGAGAGACTCGCATCACGCGACTCGGTGCTGAGTTCTTGGCTTTCATTGAGGACCATTCGGAAACTGATTAGCGACCTGATCGCCAATGTTGCGGAACCCGGTGGCGTTGTTTAGCCACATGAGTTTCCAGAGGTTGCTTACGTCCTGCTTGGACAGTTGGTGATCCTGCGCCGCTAGGCGGCCAGGGATACCCACGACGTTCCACATCCGCTCCGCCGTAGCGAGCGTAGGGATGCCCTTGATACCCGAGTCGAGTCCCGAGGATCGCCCATAGGCGAACACTGGATCGTAGCCAGCGATGTCATGCACACCCGTATCGACGAGCATCGGAATGATCGAGGAGTATGAAGACATCTGAATGCCCGAAAGCGTGAGCGCCTTCAGGTCCATTTGTTTCTCTCGTTCCTCGGGATTGCCAACGGTGTTGATGTACGTGCGAGCACCCATGCCAAGCGTTGCGAACAACGTAGACAACGTGACCATGTGGAATGCCTGCCAATCCCTCATGTGCATTGCGTTGAGCATGTGGGCCTCGTAGGAGGCCGTCATGAATCGACGGAACTGCGTAAAGGGTTTACCGGCAGCGGAGTGCATCATCTCGATGCTGTCACCCGCGAGACCTTCCGTGACCTGACGACGAGTAACGGTCGCCATGTATGCGGAGATAGCTTCGCGTGTGTCCACGTCCCACTTCGGCCACTCGTCGGCAATCTTGTCTACCGTCTTGATGCCCTTGATTTTCGAGAAGATCGCCTCTTGTGCTTCGGCAGTCATGCCGTGGTTACGCAGACGATCTATCCATGCCTGACTTACCTTGCGTCCGTTCGCCAGCTCCAGCAGTTTCATCATGGAACCGCGTGCAGCCCACACCTGGAGCCTCGATAGTATCGGAGCCATTCCAGAGAGAACCGACTGTGCCCGTTTGAGAACCTGCTGAGTGTTGTCGATCTTGTTCAACACCTTTCCGCTACGGCTGGTCTTGTCGAACATCGATTCACCCAACGCATCCGTGCGGAGGTACACGGGGTTACGCGTGAGATCAGTGCCGGGAGCGTACATGTCGGCGTATAGGCGCATCTCTTTCTCTGCGAAGTCGCCGTTCGCCATGCGCTTGAACAGCTTGTTCACTCCAGGCATTGCCCTCAGTGAAGTACGCAGTCCTGCATACGCCATCGTCGGTCCGATTTCAGCAGCCATCGACCAGCCCATTTGATTCATGTAGAGCAAGTGGCTGTAGTCGCGGATCATGCGGCCAGCCCGTGAGGCAGCACCGCCAGGGTTCAACTCTGTCGAGCGGCCGAGCGTCGTGTTCACACCGATGTCGAACATGCGGCCCATGTCCTTGCCCTTGCCACCGGACTTCGATGCTTCGTCCACAACCTGCTTGCGTAGCGCGTCGAGTTCAGCCTGTGTGCCTACGCCCAGCTTGGACTTCAATGCAGTCCAGCCAGCCATGTCGCGGGCGTACCGATCGATCAAGTGACCGACATCGTTCTCCAGTAGATCGTGCATGGCGACCGTATGGGTTTCCCCGGTGCGTCGGCTGGTGATCTCTGCTGAGTAGGACTCATCCATCGGGATGCGAGACTTGAAGCGTGCATGCACACCCTTGTCATCGACTTGCTTACGCATGGAGTCAGTGAGGATCGCGGCCTTCTCAGGCGGCACACCCGCGTCATGCAGCAGCGCTTCAATGCTGTCCACGTGTTCACCACTGAGCCCCATGTGGAACGAATCGTTGTCCACCGACAGCGCCTTGTCTCGGGCACGCTTGAGCCATGCATCCGCAACCTTGTCCGTAAGGTCGTCATTGAGGAACGCCGCGCCATTGTCACCGGCATCCGCCAGTTGCTTTCGCAGGCCACGCTTGATGCTCTCGCGTACCAGTTGGTCACGCACGTCATCAAAGTGGAGCTTCTTCTGCTGGAACAAATCCTCGAAGCCCTCACGGGACATCATGCGGGGGAGCCAGTTACCTCCAGGCTTCACGTCGCTAGCGCCGGGTACACCGGCCATCTTGGCTTCGTCCAGGACTTGCGCCGTAGTCTCGTTCACGCTCTTTGCGACAGCAGCGATGCGAGGGTCAACCTCAGCAGAGGAATCGCGCATGTATCGTCCTATCTGTTCGCGGAAGTCCTTTGCGGCTCCAGCGTCGAACACGGAGATGCCGTTGTCCTTTCGATAGCTAGTCCATGCGGCATCCATCGCACCGTTGAACTTCGCAGACACTTTCTCATGTAGTCGGCGGCTCATCTGCTCAGCAGCCTCCTCCACGGCGATGTTCTTGTCCGTGTAGCCAACTCGCTCAGCGAGAAGCTTGCGCCCCACCATGCGAACGAGCGGAGAGTCTGACTGCGCCATGCGGGCCGATAGGGATCGGCGGGCACCAAGGAATGCCGTCTTGACGTCCGCTTCTGCCTGGGCGTCATACAGACGCGTCTCGGCATCCGGCAACTTAGGCGGCATTGGGACGTCCATGGTGGACTGGTCGGGGTTCGGCACACGCGCTGAGGACAACGTATCGGCACCGAATGTATCCGGCTGAGGTTGGACAGGATCAGGCTTTGAGTTCTTGTTGAGCTGATCGACGACTTCAGCGTGTGAGCCTTCAAGCCCCTTAAACATTCCGTGGAACGCACCACCGAGGGCGAAGCCGGTTGCTGCGTCACCCAAGACGTCATGCCATTCCATCGTCGGATCGTTTGCTTTGTTCACGAGGGACAGCGCGGTGTTCTGCGCTGCACCTGATAGACCGGCGCGGATGATGCCAGCGGTGAGGCTGACACCGCCCACGGGGAGGGCGAGTGCGCCAACAGCGGCAGCGCCTGGATCGGTCAAGCCGACTCCGAGGCGTCCCACCGTGGACATCTTGCCCAGCGTTTCCTTCGAGTCCTTCAGTGCATACGCTTCGCCGTAGAGTGCATCAGCGTGGTCCCTACTGACAGACTTCTCCAGCAGCGGAAGGTAATCACCTAGGCCTGCCTTCTCCCACTTCTTTACTTCTTCATCGACAGGCTTACCGATCCAGTTTGGATCGGGGCTGTACTTGAAGTTCGTAATGAAGCGGTCAACAGCACCGATGCTGCTATTGACTGAGGATGCGCCGATCTTTGTACCTAGCGATGTAGCATCGTTCTCTCGCTTGGTTTCGTCTGCATCACGAAGCTGCTGTGCTTTCTGCGCGTCGAGTGTAGCGGCGGGCAGCGGAGCGACAGGTGTTCGCATGTCAACGAACGGGGAATCCTGATCGGCCATATGGTTCCTACTGAGTGTTGTGGAGGTAGTCAACGAAGCTCTTGGTCTTCGTTGTGTCCAGGAGTGACTTCAGCTTCTCGGCATCCTGCTTGTTGTGCGTGTAGCCATCGGAGATCACCTTGCCGTTGAAGGTCATGCCGGTGACGCCCTGGAGAGTGTCGGGAGTCTTTGCAAGCTGATCGACTGCGCTCTGCTGATCTTCCGGTGACGCACCGGAGATGTAGCCGTAGCCCAACTGCTTCAGCCCCTGCTTACGCACTGTGTCCTGTTCGTTCTTCTGCATCGTCCAAGTCGTGTGCTTCGCTAGCACGGCATTGGAGTCCAGCTCTACAAGGCGCGGCTCTGCACCGGGTTTGCGTTCAACTACTGCACGACTTACGCCGTCGTCGTTGACCATCAGTACCCACTTGCCCGAGTTGTTCACCGCAGGCTGGAAGTACACGGTCCCCGTGTCGTCGATCTGCTTGTCCTTGACCATCCTTTCCTTGTAGTCCTGCGCGAGCTGAGTGAATGCTTCACCCACCTTCGGAGTCGTACCGGCTGGAACAGGGACATACATATCGCCCACACGGACGTTCGTAGCCTGGAATCGTTCCACTGCGGCCTTCGCTGCGTCCTCGGGCTTCAGCATGCCGGTAGACATCAGTTCCTTCGTGATGTCCTGTACCTGCGTGTTGACGTAACCCTGATTGCGAATCGGCGTGCTGGTGAACTTTCCGCTGAGGATCGAGGAGTCGCCAAACGTCGTCGGGATGACTGACGGGTGCTGCTTGTAGTACGTCGCCACGGCAGCAGAAGTTGCGCCGTGATCCATTGCAGGTTCCGTTTGCGCGATCTTCTGCAACGCTTGCTGTGGTGATAGTCCGAACGTCTGCGTCTCGATCTCGAAGCGTCGCATCTTTGCGGAGAACTCCGGGGTCACGTTCTGTTCGTAGTAGTCCTTCGACTGCGACTTGATGTTGTTGAAGAAGCCGATGGTGCGTAGGGCGTTCTGCTGATCGGATGGGTCGAACGAACCAGAGAGCTGCTTGAGGAACGGGACCGGAGCGTTCACGCGTGATAGCGCACCGGCCACCTGTAGGGTCGCTTGGTCTCCGCCTTGCTTGTACGCGGCCAGCATCACCTTGTCAGCGGCAGCGGATACCTTGGCAGTGCCCATCGCTGCAATCTGCACAGGATCGCCGGACTGAAGCGCCTGGAATGCCATGCGTTCGTTCTCAGCACTCTCGTTCTCTTTGGCGAGACGCTGCTGTGCTTCGCGGTTGCGATTGTGCATACCAGCAGCCCACTCGGGCGTGAGATCAAACTGCTTGCGGTTCGCATCGATCTCTCGGTCAGACAGCAAGCCTTGGTCCGCCGAGTCGCCCATGCGATACAAAGCGTGGGTGAGATTGTCGGCCTGTGCTTTCTTCTGTGCATCGTCGATGATCTGCTGGCCACGCTTGGCTGCGAGGTCGAGCTGCGACTTGTACTCCGGAATGTCACCGATAGAAGTACCGCTGGAACCCAGCGGAGTCTTCAGTACCGCCATCGCTTGCGGGATGTTCGTCTGTCCGGTCGCAAGGGATGCAGTGAATGCCTGCGTGACGATCTTGTGTGCTTCGGCTTCGCCTAAGCCACGTGCCGTGAGGGAGTCAAAGTAACCCTTGAGTCCATCCTCAGTCAGCAGTGAGCCACTCTTGATCGCAGCAGTGCCGATAGCGCCGAGGTTCTCCTCGTCACGCTTCAGTGCTTCGGCAATGGACTGTCGGTTGTACTGATCTTTCCAGCCGACTTGCGCCTTTGAGATCGCCTGCATGAAAGCAGGTTGTGATGCCTGATCGACACCGTTCTGTTCGAGATAGTCTTTTGCTTTGCCCTGGATGAATTGATTGATCTCATTCTGAGTCTTGCCGGGTTCGAGCTGAGCAAGCTGCGGGGCCAGTTGGTTGCCGAACTCGTCCGCGAGGCGGAGGCCGTCAGTCTGTCGATACGCAGCAGTGAACTCTTGACTCATCCCTTCGAGACTCGGGGCTTCGCCGGTTACCGCTTGCTTGTCGGCAGCCTGCTTACCGAGCTGCTCATCTTCTTTTGCTTTCTGGATGCGCGCCTTCTCGGCAGTCGCATCCTTGGTTGCCTGGACGTCCGCGTAGGTAGATGCGAACCCCTGTAGGGAACTCGCGAGTGCCCACGCCGGACTTGTGCCTGGATTGCGGGGAAGCTGCGCTTGGACCTGGAGTGGAACACTCGCGGTCTGAGGTACGTCCGTGGCAACGCGGGGATCAATCCGAGTGGTTACGTCGCGGGGCATAGGTTATCCGTTGATTGTCTTGGGTGGCGTTTGGTTGGCGTAGTAGCCACCGATGTTCGAGTACGCCTTCGCGCCGGTATTGGCGAGACTCGCTGCGAGCTGTCCGTTGATCTCTGTGGACTTGGAGCGGACCTGCGCGGAGGTTTCGAGGTCACCGTTCTCACGGTTCTTCTCGATGCGGGACACGTCAGTGCCTTCCTGCATCATGATGTCGTTCAACACGGCATCGGAGGAGTTGCCGGATACACCGGACTCAGCGGCAGCGGCACGAGCGGCGGCTCGCTGCTGGCGTGCTACCTGCATACGATCCATCGTCTGAGCCTGAGTAGATGCGTCGGTCTGATCCTGCTGCATCTTTGCCTGCGCTTCGAGCGCATGCTTCTGCTGATTGGAACTGTAGATTGCTGCGCCTGCCGAAACGGCGGCGGTTACCGCCATAGCGATAGGGATGACTAGGGGGCCACACATAGGATTCTTCCAAACTCTATGAAGGGATGTCCGTTGATCTCATGCACCTTGAATGGCTCGAAGCCGAGGTGCTGAAGCCAACGCTGTGCGCGGAGGTGACGGACATCCACGAGGTTGAACATGGCGACGTACATGGGCGACCACGCTTCCACGAACTGCCGTGACACTGCGAGGAACTCGCGGACGATGCGGCCACGCGGACCAGTGGAGAGCATCCATGGCACGCCATAGCTGTCATCGGTTGTGTAGTCGGCAACACCGAATGCAGCTTGCGGCTGTCCATCCCAACAGGCGACGTAAGCCTCACGGCTGACTTGATGGCCCTGCTGGAGAACCGTCAGGGGATCAAGCCCCTGAGCGGTTAGTTCGGCTACATCTTCCGCGCATAGGCGCGAAGCAATGGACTCAAGCATCGCCTGAGTCGGTTCGTGGATCGTGATTGTCACATGCGTACCTGTGTCGTGTAGGTTCCTTCCCACTGCACCGATTGCCACCACGCCGGATACGGCACGTCACTATCAAAAGCGACGTGGACCTGATCGGACCGGGAAGCGACGAGGAACTTGTGAGTGCCGTCCTGGAGACTCGGCGAGTCCAGATGAAACTCAGCGTCCCCCGTGGTGCGGGAAGTGAACGTGTCGGAGAGTTGCGGAACGAGCGTATCGATTGCAGTAGCGCGACCCTTCGGATACACGAGGCAGCGGAAGTACGCGGCGGAGCTGAAGCGGAGAGTCATGCGACGAATCTGCAAACGTCCAATGACCTTTGCTACGTTGTTCTGATCCCGCACGAACTGCTGCGAGAGCGTTGCACGTCGGCGGTACTTGTAACCGATCACCAGCTTACCGCCTGTCTTGTTGCCAGGGATGCGAAGCGTCTGTCCTCCGTTAACCAGCGTGGCACCTGTGATGTCCATGTAAGAACCCGGCGCTGCCCAATCGGTAGTCTTCAACACCATCAGGCCGTTCATCGTGGGCAGCGTGAAGGGAACCGTGAGGTCCGTGTAGTTACCGAAGGCTTGGTAGACCGGAGTCACCAGCTCGCGCCTATCGAGATGAATGTCGAACTGATTGCTGATCGGTTCGTACACCGGGGCCAGTGACAAGTCGAACGTCAGCAACTCCACGCCGCCGCCTGGAGCTAGCGCGACAACGTATAGGTCGGTGCCGATTGCACTGATGTGTACCACTGCACCCACACCCGTGATCTGCCACGGATGCCATGCGGACTGCTGCTTCTCATCACCCACCCATCGAAACTGATGGACATACACCTGGGCACCGGAGGGATTCCTGTGAGACAGGAAGACCATATCGGCGTCCTGCGCAGCCGCCATGCAGCGAGTGTTGCCAGGGATGTACGAAGGAACGTGTGCAGTCACATCGGCAGCAGTGGCCGTCACCTGATCGTCCTGGATGAAATACTCGCGGACGTTGGTGTACTGACGTTTGCTGGAGTCGTTCGCAAAGAACAGACTGGAGCCAGCCAGGACAGGCTTGATACCGGGCGATACCTGATAGGTAGTCACCACATCGATCTTCGCGGACTTCGGCGTAAGCGTCGGTGTCGCGGTGAGCTGGAACATGGACGTCTTGCCGGATGCGAACAACAGCAGGCACTTCAGATACGAGACTGCGTGCGTGAGCTGTGCAACACCTTCGGACGGTGCGGCGAGATCAATCGTGTCGCTATCAAGCAACGCGGTGACCGTCGTGCGCCAGAAGTTCAAGTAGTGACCGATCTCTGACATGACGACGTTCTCACCTGCCAGGATCACAAAGCGGTCTTTGTGAAACGATAGGCCACCGATGCGCTGTCCAACGAACGAAGGGTTCGGGCAGGAGTTGGTGTCACCAGCGTATCGCTTCTCCCAATCGAGAGGACCGAAGCTGAAGTAGAAGCCGTCCGGGTTGGTGCCGTCAGGGATTCGCTTGAGTCCGTGAGGCATCGTCTCGGCATTGAACGTGCCCGTAATACCCGGCATGGCAACTTCGTTCCATACCTTCGAGGACTGCGCCTGGACGTAGTAGTTGTCGAACGAGTTGTTCTGATCGCCGCGTACTTCCCAAATGACTCCGATGGTCGGTGTCTTCGGGAGATCAGCGAACGTCTGTACGGAGCCGTTCACGTGTCCCGTAGTGAGATCGCCGGACATCGCCACAGTAACTTCGCGGTTGGCAATCATCGTGTAGTCCTCAACCGTCACCGCGCGCAAGGACTGGCACGGATCGAACTGAGTGTTGAGGTAGGGCAGGGACGGTGCGTTGGTGACGACGACGTACTCTTTGCCGGTCACATGATCGAATACACGCACGCGGGTGCCGTAGATGCACACAAGGTAATGCTCAGCGTTGTCGCGCTGAATCGTGTGCCAGAACGCGTTCTCGGGGATGTCGCTACCGAGTACGTTGACGAACCGGGCCGGTGGCCGGGGACCAACGCCACGTGCGGGAGAGAGGTTGAGGTTGAGACATTCCTCAAGTTGGGAGGGTTGGCGTACCGATGCGTCCTGCTGAGAGACTCCGCCAATCATCGACGGAATGGTTCCAGAGGTCAGCGGCATCAGCGCGTCCAGACTTCCGAGACGTCAGTGCTGTCGTTGAACATATTGGCGCGGGGTTCGTATAGACGCTCCTCGATCACCAGGGCGTTCAGTGCGAACTTCTCGTCGTCCTGAGTGAACGTATATGCCTGCTCGTTACCCATGACCTGAGTCTGGAACTGCGTGGCAGCTCGCACGGTGATGTAGCGCCGTGCGGTCTCGGGTAGGTTCTGGAAGTCGTAGAACCAAATGACTTCCATCGTCGGGCCGTCGTCGGCCTCGAACTGGTTGGTGCGATTCGTCATGTCCCACAGGAAGCCGTTACGCGGAACGATGCGGCGGTCATCGTCACTGCATGGACGAAGGGACAGAACATTTGCGGGAATCTTTACCGTGCCATCGATGGCCGGTGTGAAGGTGTAGGAGTCGTCGCGGTTGAAATACCAGCCGCGTGACTGGACTTCACGAGCTTTCGTGCGCAGCGTGTCGCGTGCAATCGAAACGTCGGTGAACCCGAGGTTGTCGAGGGAATTCGCTGGAGTCTCACCTACGGCCTTTAGTAGTTCGTTGACCGCTTCAAGCTCGGTGGTTGGTGTTAATTCCATTTCAGCCCCATAAGAAATTAAATAGTGTATATAAATCAATTAGATATAACTTAACACCCGTACTAAAATAGGTGGTACATATGTACTAAAATTGTAGTTGACATGTACAAAAAATGTGGTACGGTTGTTAGTGGGGTAATTCGCCTCACTAACTAGGAGAAAGAAAATGGCAAGACCTTTTGTTGCACCCGACCCGAAAGATAGGTCAGTAAATGAACCGACGTCCGTCATCAGCGCCGCACAGATTCTGGGGTTGTATAACCAGGAAAACCCGACTGATAAGAAAGAACGTGTCGTTGATTCGGTTAAGAGTTGGTACGTGAATGAAATGGAACGTTGCGGCTGGTCGAAGGCAACGTT